ATTTCTTGCAGAAGCAACTAAATCAATTATATCTCCTTTAGAACAGTATCGACTAATAGTCTCTCCGCCAGAATCCCAAGCTTCAAAATCAAAATAGTTGACAGTCTTCTTTTTTTCTCCGTTCTTTTCTTTTCTATATTCATTAATAGCTAAAGTAAAAGTACAAAGATTTGTATTTTCAAATTCGACAACTTTAGGGTCGTCTGTTAATCTTCCGATAAATCTGCAATAGTTTGAAATCGTATTCATTTAAATGTCTCGCATTTATATTGTTACTAAATATAGTTATAGTCTCAAAGCACTTGAGAGTCAACGTAACTCAATGACTTCATTGACTATGAAGCCATCGTCTAATTGGTATCTTTTCTTTTTTGAATCTTGTCCAATCAAGATCACGTTATTCCCTTCGTATAAAATGTTTTTGTATTTATCCCATTGATCACTAAATACTGTAACGCTGTCCATAGTACCTGTAGTATCCTCGACGCATAAAAAGGCCATTTCAAGGCCAATAGCTTTACCCTTTTTAGCAGTGTATCTCTTGACCTCATTTATAGTAACGGCCATTTTAACATTGCCCCTTTTACCATTAATAAATTCTTTAATAGTGGTGTTGGCTAAGCTAGTGTCATAGGCTTCTACCCTTGAATATGTAAGTCCTATTCCTAAGTAGTTCTCTTCGGTTCTGATAACCCATTCAGGATCGTCTTTTAGAGAATAGGATGGGTTTTCACATTGGATAACTAAATCAGAAATTATTTGAGAGCGTTTGGAGTTAAATGCTGCTCCTCCATCTTTCTTAACAGGAGCCATAGCTTTCAGCAAATCTACTAAACTTTCGTAATTTTCAAAGTTGCTTTCTGCCCATTCAGCTTCTTTTTTAGTTATGTTTGACCAAGTATCAAACTCATCTAACATTTGCTGTCTACTCTCTGGAAGATCTGCAAAAAACCCTACTGATATTAAAGCTGTCAACATTCTTGAGTTGATTTTTTGCGAAGCTAAAATGAGAAACTCATACCAATTAACTTCACAAAGTTGCTTGCCTATAGTTTGCTCTAGATATACTACCGCATCCCTAAACTTATCAATTTGTTTTGCCCCAACAGATTTTATGTCTATTAGACCGAAATGTATGCGGTCTTCGATTATGTCTGTTTGGGTATTCAGAGCTTTTATTGATGGAGGATTTACATATATCTCTAAATTCTTTGCATCGTTAACTAGCTCTCTAACTTCTTGTTGCGGATCTGGCTTGCCAGAAGAATGAATGAGGTAGTTACAATAAAATTCTAGCGGAAAGTGAGCCTTAGCATAAGCGCTCCAATATGCACATATTGCATAAGATACAGCATGGGATTTATTAAAAGCATAACGACTAGATTTCTCAATCCAGCTAAAAATCTCTTCAGCCTCTTCTGTCGTGATGATGCCTTGTTCGGAGGCTCCTTTTAAAAAGTCCTCTTTTACCTTAGCCATCAAGTCTGCTTTTTTCTTACCAATAGCCTTGCGAAGATTGTCAGCTTCTTGAAGGTTGAACCCTGCCAATTGTTGTGCAATCTGCATAGACTGCTCTTGGTATACAAGAACTCCTTGAGTTTTCTTGAGGATTGGCTCAAGGGACGGGTGAAGATAAGTTATTTCTTGCACTCCGTTCTTCCTATCAACATAGTGCTGAGTCATTGATTTACCATCTACGATGGCTTTCAATGTTCCCGGTCTAATAATTGATATTAGAGCAGATAGTTCTTCAATGTTTTTTGGCTGAACTCTTTTGGCCCAAGACTTACCTAAGTTGCTCTCTAGCTGAAAAACACCTTTTGTTTTTCCTGAGCATATTAGATCCCAAGCTTTTTCATCTTCAAATCCAAGTTCAAGCGGTTCAAATGTGGAGGTTTCCATCAGCAAAAGCCTTTTCAAATTTAATCTTCGGCGCAATTCTTCTATGTAGTTTCATAAAGCCAATCATTAGGTTGGCCGTATCTTTAACGTCTTGCAAAGCATCATGAGCGTTTTCTTTACTCATGCCAAATAAGTCTCGCATGGAATCCATACTTAACGATTTAACATCTGCATTGTTTTCCATCCACATCCAGACGTTATCCATTACGTCAATCCTGTGGATTTTGTTAAAGAGTGTCTGCTTTCCTGTCTTCTTGTCGATTGGCCCATATAGTTCACACATTCTTTGAACAATCGGCATATCAAAACCAACGATATTATAACCCGCTGCAATCGGAGCGAAGTAAGGAGTTCCTTTCCAGTTGTATTTATTTACAAAGTTTGTGAACTTTTTCCATACAGTCCGTTCTGAAGGAGCTTTCGCAAGCTCTGCTCTTGTTTTGCCATTTACAGCTAATGCTTCATCTTGAATAGGATCTAGTCCCATCTTGATTGCTTCTTCGTCGTCCAATATAGGTCTAATCAAGCTTTCAAAGTAACCGTCTGGCTGGACGGTCAACTTACGGCCATGTATGGCAACAGCCGCAATTTGTATAGGCTGCGTTTTTTCTGGATTTCTAGAACCCGTTTCAAAATCAAAAACAATAATGTCTTTATAATTCATCTTATCTTCCTTCTAATTTCAAAAAATTTGTCTAACGCTTCATCAACATCTTCATATAACTTGCTGAAAAAATAAGAGTGTACTTGATATCTGATTTTTTTGTGCATAAGGGGATAGAAGTCATTTATCCTGCAAATAGTTAGCCCTTTGTAGTCTACATACCTACCTGACTCAATCTTGTCTTTTATGTTTTGCCTGTAGCTAGTCTTCCTATCCATGTCTTTCCTTTAGTTGATCTCTAATTCCCATCATTTTATCCATTAGTGAAATACCAAGAATGTCGAATTTTACATGACCCATAGATTCTAAATCATTCATTTCCATTCCAGCTATCTTCTCGCTACCTCTTTTGTCTCTTACCATTGGGCAAACATCATTGAGATCATGAGAGGATATTACTACGCCAGCGGCATGTTTACCTTGTGACTTAAAAGTCCCCTCTATTCTCATAGCCTGATCGAAAAATTTAGCGTAATCGCCTTCAAGAACACCATCATCATTTAATCTACAATAGCCACGAAGTGTTTCTGGTTGGTTCATGAGAGTCCACTTAATTACAGATGGGTTATCCATCTCTGCTAATTGGTCGGATACTTCATGCTCATGCGGAAGACTTTTTGTTATTTCGTTCATTTGGTCATAGCCGCAAGCTTCATTCATTCTCAAAACTTCTTTAATTGCGCCTCGACCTTGCAATCTTCCAAATGTTACCATCTGTCCGACTTTTTCACTTCCATACTTACTTCGTATATAGTCTATTGTTTCATCTCTTTTATTAGCTGGAACATCTATATCAATATCAGGCAGGGATACATGGTCTTCAGTATTTCTTCCCGCATTGTAAAAACGTTCAAACAATAAGCCATAATCAATTGGGTCAACCTGTGTTATTCCTACTAAGTATGATACTAAACATCCAGCAGCAGAGCCTCTTCCCGGTCCGGGAATATGATTCTTATCAACTACACTGTTAACAATGTCTCTAACTATTAAAAAGTAGCCAGCTAAGTTTGCATCACTGATAACATCAAGTTCTTTCTTGATTTGATCTGCATATACTTGTTTACTTTGTTCGGTATTTACTTTTCCTGTTGGGGCTAATCTGCTTTTCCAGCCTTCTCTACATAGATGTCTCAGATATTGGTCTTCTGAGAAGTCCTTCGGGCATTTGAATTTAGGAAGCATTGGCTTACCTAGTATGTTGTAGTCTTCGCACATACTAGCTATTAGCATTGAGTTTTCTATTTCTTGTGCCGTGTTTACATTTTGTATTTCTTCAAGAGATGGAATATGAAAGTTATTGGATTTTAAAAAGCCAGCAAACGCAGCTTCTCCAGACTCTCTTAGCTTTTTCTTGATTTTAGGCAGAGTAGTTTTTAATGCGGAACAAAGGAGCAGTAGTTGATCGTTTGCATCTTTTTTCTCTGGATAATGTGAGTCTGCTGTAGCTACAGTTTGAAACTTATACTTTTTAGCTATGTATCGTAGACCTTGAACTACTAGCTTTGCTGCTGGAGAATTATCTTGATCAATAGCTTGTATCTCAATGAAAAAGTTTTCTTTGCCAAATATGGTCCTATACCTATTTGCAATCTTCAGTACTTCACTATCCCAGTTTGGATGTGTATACCTTTTAGCTTCCTCTTCTGTTTTTGCATTGTAAGCAGATTTTGGATCTACAAATATTGCATTTGCTAAATCACTACCAAGATGCCCACTGTAAGCTATCAAGTTGCCATCTGCAAAAAGGTTTAATTCTGCAAGATCTAACCTCGGCTTGTAGTAGTAATTTTCTTCGTCATTACTTTTTGAAACTGCTTGAATTAGATTGTTCCAACCCTTTTTGTTTTTAGCAAGCACGCATAAATGACTGAGGCTTCTATTTTCCTCGGACTTCACTTTGCAATCTTGCTGGCTTAGGTAAAACTCACACCCAAGAATAGGCTTGATATTCTTTTTCTTCATTGCCTGTGTAAAGGCCACAGCGCCTGATATAGTGCCGTGATCGGTCAAGGCGCAAGAGGTATAACCTAAGCTAGAACATCGCTCAGCGACCTGTGAGGGCTTACTGAGGCCGTCCAAAAGGCTGTAGTGAGTGTGTAGATGCAGTGGTGTCCAAGTCATCAAATTTTCCTAAATATGGCGTCCTGACCAATATCTTGAGCGTACCTATAACCATTCGCTGTTAAATGCTCAGTAATAGGCTCTCTCGTGTGAGGTCTAACTTCAATGCAAATTATCTTAAACTCATATTCATCAAAGGGGAAGTTTTTAATTACTTCAAACTCTGCTCCTTCAATGTCAATATCTAAAAATTCTATTACTCTTGGGGCGTCGTATCTTTTTAATATGTCTAGCAAAGTAGTTGTTTCTAGCTCTACATACTCGCCTTCTAGCCTGTCTTCATAGTCTTCATCAAGATGGTCAACAATACCGCTTCCACCTAAATAAGCGTGGAAGTTTATAAATTTATGACCTTGGCTTTCGAGAAGCTCTTTCTGTTTTTTGTACTGCTCATACCTCTCAGCGTAATTATGTATGAAGTATTTTTTCTTTACTTTTTCGCCATAGACCAAAGAAGTATCAATGATGCAATCTCTATGATTAGACAGAGATTCTTGATGAACAGGACTGGGTTCAACGCATATGCCATTCCATCCAGCTTTTTCTAAAGCGTATGTATTACTGCCATCTTTTCCATCATGCGCTCCAATATCAACAAAGTAACCATTATCACCAAGCATATAGTAAACGTAAAGATCTTGACCATTAGAAGACCTTCTCGGATGACCTTTGATATTTCCGTCTATTTGCTGATTCATTTTTTATCCTTTTCTTCTGTGTCTGCTAGTCTACCGCCACCATCACCGTAAGTGGCAATCTTTTCTATTTTTCCGTATTCTTCAACAACTTTGACTACGCCTTTTTCTTTGATTTCATCTCTTATATGTTGGCAAATGCTTTTTCCTGAGTCTTCGTATTCGCTACTGAATCTACAAAGCTTCTGACATTTCCAATGTGAGTGTTCATTAGAAAGAAGTCTAGGTTGTTGGATGTCTCTTATCTGCTCAAACTTCTTCCTTAGTATTGATTCAGCTTTTTCATAGTCACTTTCATCAAATACCATCGAGAATAATCCGCCAGCATTGATGTAATATATGCTTACTGAAAATTCTCTTTCTGGATACATATTTTTGAGAGCGTAGTAGTAAAGAAGTAGCTGTGTATCTTTTTGTAGCTTTTCATAAGTCTTCTCTTCTCCAGTCGCCCAGTCTAACCGCTTTCCGGTTTTGTAATCTAATATCTCGTAGTAGTCTTCTCCCTGTTTAAGGATTAGGTCTACAGTGCCTTTGATTGAAAGGTATCCTTCGATTGTTTGATCTTCAAACTCATACTTGTATTTTGCCCAAGGCTTTTTTATTTCTATATCAAAGAATAGCTCAGTAGCAAATACGTTTTGATTTCTAGGGTCTAACAATCCATCTTGATATGCTACTGCTTTCTCTGCCCAACGAAGACATTGCCTCTTTTCTTTTTCTCCAAGATTGACCTCTGGAAAAGCATTTGTGTAATAATCAAAAGCTATGTCATTTAGAAGCTCAAGGTCGTCACACTCTTCTAGAGTTAGGTCTCTTCCTGTTTCTTCATCTTCTACAATGTTAAGACCTTTATTCATTGCAACCTTCTTGTCTCCAAGAGTCTGCATGACTTTATGAGTAATAGTACCCATCAAGGCTTTTGCGTTAGTTTTGTCTTTGAACGAGAGATTGTACTGCAAAAAGTATTTCTGCTGACAAAATTCTAAAGTTCCAAGACTACTACTTCTGTGGTAACAAACTATCATCTAACGGATCTATTTCCGATATGGGCAGGTTATACATATCTACATGTGTTCTAAAACCATTTCTACCATCAATATCACCTTCTCGCCAAATTTTGGCTCTCGCAAAAAAATCTTCAGGCTCTGCCTGCCCCAAGATGCAAATACTTTTTATGTTACGATAAACACGTCTTCCGTTTTCCATCGTCACCTTAGCAAATTCAATACTTACAAAAATATACAAATCAGGTCTTTGATGAACGCTTGTCTTAGCGACAGACACATCAAAGTGTTCCTGTGGATAAACTGTTCGTCTTTTTGTTTTTATTTCTAACCTACGGCCATCTTTAGCTATGATGTCGTAGTCATATTTGTCTGAGCCTTTATTGCAGCTAGTTATTTCTGCTCCAATATAAGATGCTACAGCTTCCTCTCCTAAGTAACCAGCAGCGTTGCCGCCGCCTTTCAATATTGAGTTCCTTATTCTTCCGAGACTCTTCGCTTTTTTTTGAGCGCGAGTCACCATCCTGTCATCCCAAGGTATACTTATGATTTTGTTGTTAGCCATCCCCAATCCTTTAATACTTCCATGAGAGCTAAGTTAGTTTCGTGAAGATCCTTCTCGCTGTTATCTAATACGTAGTCGAATATTTCTTCTTTAGCATCTAGAGAAGTTTCGCTTGGATGAGCATCTTCAAAAGGCTTTCTCGTAAGCCTGATTACTTTTCCTCCAGCTTTCTGTATTGCTTCAACCTCGTTAGGAAATCTGACATCAGGAACAATTGCAAATTCAGTACCGCTCGAAAGTATTCTATCTAAACAAGAACTTGTCCAAATATCGGGCTTTATACGTCTACAAATATCTGTTCCAAAATACTGTAAGAACTCTCTTGCTGTCATAAAACCAGAAGCGTTTACAACGTCCGGCATATCTTCCCATTTAATATTGACAGGCGTATTCTTGTCTTCGTCTGAGCCGTAACATTGCTCTTCGTTCAATCCAAATAGGTTAACAGCTATTATTTTCAACGGGTCTGCAAAACTAAAAGATCTTACATGAGGCCACATTATCTGAGAGGCATAATCTACAAATTCTGGGTCTTGTCTTTCAATATCAAGAACTCCTAATCCTTCTACTTCATTGCCATGCTCATCTATTTGTGTGGCGTCTATTAGAAGAGAGCCTTCATCGTCCATGAAAAACTTTTTGACTATATCATTTAGTCTTAATTGATATCCATGTATAAATTTACAGCATGTACTCTTCCCACTTTGCTTTGCGCCAGAGAACCCTAATATTTTAGTCATTATACAATCCTTCAATTTGAGGTTTTACTTTTTGTTGTATTTCTGCAATTGACATTTCTCCGATGTCTTTTGATTCAATCATTATATCCATTACCTGAAGTTTACCTTCACACTTTTTTCTGATAGAGATTCTAGCTTTTTGTCCTGCCTTGTCATTATCAGATATTAGAGCGATTTTTTCAGCAGAGGAGTTTTCTAGTATTCTTAATTGTGTATCAGTTATACTGCAACCAAACATTCCAACAGAGTTCTTTATTCCAGACTCCCATAGTCTCCAAACATCTCCTTGTCCCTCAACTAAGACTACAGTCTTTGTGTTTTCAATATGATCTCTGGCTATGTGATAACCATAAAGCCAAGCACCAGAATAAAACTTTTTAGAGAACCTCCATTTAGGTTGGTTATATTTAGAATACTCTTCAGACGGCCATCTTCCAAGATACCCGACCATGACTTCTCCTTCGTCGTCATAAACTGGCACTATGATTCTTTGTCTCATAACGCCTTTTGGGTTCCGAGAAGTTCCCACATCAAAAGCGTCAAGAACCTCTTCGCTGTACCCTCTGTTTAAAAAATAGCTAGATGGTCGCAACAAAGACTTCCTAACTTTGCTTCTTGGGTGTCCAAGTTTTTTGTTTTGCTCTCGTCTCTTAAAATTTCTTTCGGCATTTGATAGACCTTTCTTCGTAAAGTCTACTTTACAAGAACCTTTCGATAAGTCTTCAAAATTAGTTTCAACAAGATTCATGGCAAATGATATTGCCTCTCCGAATGAAACGCTGTCTTTTTCATATTTATTAGCTAGCAAAGCTCTTATCAGACCTAAAGGATTGTTAATATACTTCTTCTTTCCTGTGGTCTTATCTATTTCTTCTTCACAATGTTCAGTCCAACAAACCCATATGCCTAAGTAGTTGTTCTCTGGGTCTGTTGTCATAGTCCATCCAGTAGGGCAATCGCCACCATGAATTGGACAAGGACAAGTAACATAATCATCAAATACCTGAGCTTCTATTCCGAAATGCGCAAGTACAGGTATGATATTCAAAGCAATTTTATCGGAAAGAAACTTTAGTTCTTCCCCAGACAACTTTTTCAAAATGGTTTCTCCGGGTCAATATCTTCTTCAACTACGAAGCCTTCTTTGTCATCATTGACTTCGTTATCAAAACCTTCTTTTTCCTTTTTGTTAGCAAGCATATATTCAGACTTTGTAAATCCTTCAACTAGCTTTCCATACTCGCCAATCAAATTCATATTAACATAGTCAAAGTCTTCTTCTAAACCTCCTCCATGCCTATGCAGGATAGGTTTTAGTTTTCTGTTTCCGCTTTCTCCGCCATCTTCAGCGACTTCTTCTTCTGATTTTTTCTTGAATAGACAGAAGCTACTACAATACCGAGCAATATCATCAGAACCCGCTATAACGTCTTCACCTTCTCTAGTAATCCCTTCTCTATTTAATTGAACAAAAGAGAGGACTGAGACATTTTCCTTTATTGAGACATTGACCAGTTCTTGCATCTTAAAGCCCAAAGCTATATGTGGCTGTTCATTGCCTTTCATTTCTGATGAACCGCCTAGCTTCAAATAATCATAGACGACAAGACAAGGGTTTGTATTTCCATTTTCGTCTCTACCAACAACCCTTTTAACCCAACGTCTGATGATAGCCACAATTTCTTGTATCGGAACACCTGCCACAGGAGAATATTTGTAGGGCATTTTCTTGAGGGTTTCAGCAGCTTGTTTAACTCTCTCTATTTTTGCCTTTGATTTTGAAAACTGACCTGTTGATATTTCATTAGTTTGCACATCGCTGATACTAGCTAATATCCTGTACACATGATCTTTTTGTTGCATCTCGGTGTCTAAAACCAGAACTGGAATATTTAGTTTTCCAGCTACATGCAAAGCGACCGTATCTGCAAAGAAACTTTTACCAACTTTTGTTCTTGCTCCTATAAGGTCTACATTCCCCTGTCTAAGTCCTCCTCCTATCATCTTGTCATATCTTGGAAAACCTGTACTTACGCCCATCATTTCGCAGGGGTTCTCTATCAGGTCGTCTATATGCTCATCAATATCTTGAAATATGTCTACTGGTTCATTGCCGCCACGATTCTGAAGCGTATCTGCAAGCCCATAAAAAGGCTCTTCTCCAATCGCCAAAATTTCAGAGATAGACTTGTCGCTCTTTACTTCCAGTATATTTTGTTGAACCATCAAAGAGCATCGGTAAACTTCTCTAGCTACTTCCAATTTGGCAACAGTTGCAGCCTGATGATTTACATTTGATTTTTCAATAGTCGTGGCGCTTAGCTTTTTGAAGTAGTCTTTTAATTTTTTCTTAGAAAACTGTTCGTCTAAACTTAAAACTTTGGAAGCGCCATAAAGTGTTGGTAAGTCAACAGTTGTAGAGTCTTTGAAGAGCTGTTCTAAACAACTCCACATAATTTGGTTTTCTTCTTGCGTGAAAGAGTTAGCTGTAAGGATGCCATCAACATCATCAAAGGCATCTTGCCCATGTTGTATCAAACCTGCAATTACAGATTTTTCTGCTGTCACATCGTTTATTTTGTCCATTAACCTACGCACCTCGCGCAGCGATGATAACTTCCAGTTTTATAAGCCGGATTTATCTCTTCTTTCTTTCCACAAGCGTGACAAACTACTTCAATCATTTGTACTGGTTTTCTACGAGGTGTTGGAGCAATGTCTGGAGTTTCAAATTCTTTTCCTGTGGCTTCACTTCCATCGTCCACAAATTGGTTTTCTCCAACTTGTATTGTTTCTTTTCTTCCATACTTTCCAGCAGGAAGACTATCGCGTTTCATTGTGAAGTCTTCTATCTCCGACCGCACCCGCACTGACGATGACACTTCGTCTGACTCTGTGTCTTCTGGCTTTGCTGTTCTTCTGGCTGGTTCTCTGGTTGGTTCGCTTGTTGTGATTGGTGAGATGTCTTCTCCTGTGAGGGCATTATAGCCTTGAGCAATTTTTTCAAGATCATTTTCTATTATTCCATTTTTTATTAGTTCTAAAGGTGACATGATTAATTCCTACTATACTTTCTTCTGCTTAGTTCAAGTAGTGTATCTGCTTGTTTTCTGATATCTCTTATGATATCGGATGAAGAAGTTACATTCCCATCAATTACTCTTTTGACGCGCCACACTTTTTGTACGAAGTCGTCTTCTCTTATCACAGAATTTACTTTCACTTCCCACTTAGTATACTTATCAAATTGATTTGAAACTTTTGACACAGCATAATTTATAAACTCTTCACACCATTTGGATTTAGCAACTTCTTTATTATGTTTTTTTTGTAGAAAATTACAGTAGTTGTATATAGCGTAAGCCTTTTCACAACATTCTTCTGAAGTTAAAGATTTAAGTTCAAATGCTGTGAGTGAAAGTATTTTTTCTACTTCAGAGTTTGGCTCTACATGAACAATGTCAGACATGTATGCATCTAGCTTGCCTACAAACTCTTCTAACCTATCTATTGATAATTGATTCTCGCCATTCATCCTCTGTTCCTGAATAACTTAAAATGACAAGTTCTATGTCATTGTTATGAAGCCAATTTGCTTTGTCTCTATCTCTAGCTTTTGACTTTCTGAAACCTTGTCTGTTGCCATGAAAATGGGCGACAAATTCAAAGTGCTGTCGCCCATGTACTTCTACCGCCAAAGAATATGACGGTATCAAGAAATCAACGTATAGAGTAGATTTTCTTGATGGCTTATGTGAGCCGACAAGCGGCACTTCCTCAAGAATTGTATCATAAGGAAACTGCTCACGGAGTAATTTTCTTGCTAAAATATGCAATTTACTTCGAGGTCTTGTCTGATCTCCTGAAACTACGCACTTTGATAGGTTCCAATTTCTTTCTCGGCCATCAAAACCTATGGCTTTCAAAACAGCATTTCCTTTAATGAATTTTGTAAAGCAGGCCATAGATCGTGTTCATCAAGAAAAGCTCTGAGCTTTTGTTGACCTTGAAACTTGACCAATTTAGTAATCTTTTCTTCATCATCTTTTTCGATTCCTTCGGATTCTAAAAGTTTTTTTATAGGCTTCGGGTCATCGACTAAAAAATCACATGTGTACCAAGCTCCAGCTGCGGAAATCAAATCGAAGTCGTTTGCCTGATCGAATAACTCTTGCTTGTAATCAATGCCTGTGCCATAGCGAAGCCATCCAATAGCTTCTGCTCCCACAAAACCTCCAAGCGCAGAAGTAATCACTTTCCAGTGTAATGCTTGTCCAATTTGTCGGCCATCATTCTTTTCTTTCCACGCTTGAATCCAAGCAATTTCCAGTATCGTGTCTGCTTGATAGCGAACCTTTACGCCGCCATCGGCTACTTTCTTTTTTCCCATACCACCAGTGTTAGCAATGAAGTGTGTAATCATGATGATGATAGCCCTTTGTTTAGGAACAATACTGCTCATCTTCTTGCAGAAGTTAGACAATATCTTAGGAACTCCCGGTCTATAATCGCCTCTTACTTCTTCGTCCAGATCTTTCTGTGCTATAAAGCTAGATATCGAATCAATAATTACGACACAATTAGGATGCGCTTTTACTATCTTTTCTATAGCGCCTAAATACTTCTCTGCGCTAAGAGTTTCTGTTTCAGACTGAACTACAGTAATCTTGCTAGCGTCTAAACCATGAACTCCCTCAAAGTTCTTTGTGCTTAATCTACCTTCTACATTCACATAAAATATGGGTCTTTCTCCATATTCTTTTTTCTGGCAATTTGCAGCGAATTGTAAAGCTGTAGTTGTTTTTCCAGACTTTGGATCTCCAATCATTTGAATCCAAGTTCCTTCTCGAAAACCACCACCAAGAGCATAGTCTAGAGATGGGCTTACAGGAATAACCTGCATGTCTTGCAGTTCTTCAAATACATCAGCTCCATTAACCAATATATTTCCGTATTTTTTAGTAATGGTTTTTAATGCTGCATCACTCATTGTCTAAATTCTCCAATTTGGAAAACAAACTTTTCTTGCCAAAACTTTTTCTTGGTTTTTGCATAGTGTTGTCTTCATATTTAACTTTTTTTATTTCTGTCGCTTCTAGCTTATCAATAGACTCTTGTTCCTTTTTAATCATAGGTTCAAGAAATTTGACACGCAAAGAATATATGTTTTTGCCTTTGTAAGAGTTCAAGGCGTTGATGATAGCTTTATCGCTATATTTCTTGAGAAGAGTATAAGCTTTTGTTACTTGGCTTTTAAATTTCTTTTGCCATTTATCAGTATTCCATAAAGCATAAGCTGGTCTACCGACTCTTTGTTTTTCAGCTTCTCTGAGACAAACCATTTCAGCAATGTATTGAGCAGCGTTACATGCCTGCCCTGTCGTCTTGTGCTTGTAATTTTTGTCCATCCAATATGCCTTTCTTTGTAATCAAACATTCATGAGGAGTATCGTAAAGACTCCTCTCTTCAAAACGCTCTGGAATCAATTCAGGAAGCCTCCAAGTTCTTACATATAACTTCCCATTTTCAATATGGCCTATATTAAATGTATGAACTGTTAGGTCTTGAAATAATAAGGCTCCAGCTCCTTTGCAAAAAAAGTAACCATCATGTCCAGAACCGACATCTTCTACGTGAGAACGGTTTCTGACTTTAATACTTTCTATATGCAAATTATTTTCTTCGCAGTATTGCTTCATTCTAAGCCAACCGCTTTCAGGTTCAACATTAGGTCTACCATCATCTTGGTAAACAGTCTCTCCATTAGAAAGTTCGGCTATCCATATTGGATTAGAGTCAGCGTACTGATTTATATAGCTATCCAATTCTTTACTTAAGAACACAGTCATTATTTTTTAATCGTATGTATAGCGTTGTGATGTCTAGATTTAGAAGTTCTAGAAGATCTCGTTTCGTCACCACGTTCAGAGGCTGCTGGAGTCATGATAGTTACCCCTCTGCCTTCTTTATGACCCATTAAACTTGATACATCTGAAGGATTTGACTTTGCTTCCGAAGTGTGAGAACTTCTGTCAAGAGTCTTGATATGTTTATCTACTGAAGACTTAGTTCTATTTAAATCTTTAGCAATCTCTTCAGAGGTCTTATCTTTATTGTTTTCAATGTAAAATTTTTCGACCTTAGTTAGTTTTCCTGTTTTCTTAGTCATTTAAGAAACTCCTCTCTGCCCAAGTCAAGCTATTATTCTGCTTTGTCTCCAAATACTTTATGTAATGGTTAAAAGTATCAACACTGACTTTAGAGAACTTTGTATTAACTGCGTTAATCTTATTTGCGTCCATGCCAAAAGGGTCAAATAAACGACCTCTCATGGATTTTACGTAGTTAAAGCTTTTACCTTTTACAGTAGCTATGTAAGCACAAGAAGAACCAATTTCTTCTTCTACAACTTGTCCATCTTTATCGTAATAAACATAAGTTGTGTCTTCAGGAGTCAAAAATTGTTCTACGTCATCGCTCATCTTTAATCATCTCCACTACAAATTTGTTGTCTTGTTCTGTTATATCTCCAACTAGAAAACCATCCGAAGCTGCTTGGTAGTATTTGCCAGATAAGTCTATTGTCCAGCTAGATCCATCGCATAAAGGGCAGGTAGCAGATATAGAAAACTTGTTATCCGAGTCGGCTACTTTGACCATTTTCAATAAATCGGCTTCGCAATCAGCGCACTTTATAATCTTATCTTCAAATGGTATATCCTCTAGATTATTTTCTTCCATCTTGTATATACCTAGCTTTCTGCGATGCAGACATTTTATTTATATCAGTCTTGCTCGCATCGCCTGACTTCTGCCACCACTCTTTTGGTTTTTGTTTTTTTAGATTTCCCTTTTCCTGCTTTGCCCTGTGATCCTCAAGTTCATAACGACCCATGTTTTTGGTATTTGCTTCGGCAAGTTGACCAAGAGTCTTTGGCTCTCCTTTAACAAACGCAACAGGAGCTTGATTGATAACTATTTTAATATCACTGCTTCCACAAGAACATGGCTCAGGAGTTTTTCCAAAACCATGAGATTGCTCAAACTCATGACCGCAAGCGTTACATAGGTAGTCATAGGTGGGCATTAGGAATATCTTACCGTGTCATCATAAAGAGCGTCTAAGATTCTAGAAATTATCTTGTTTCTAATTATATCATCTTCTGTAAGTTCAGCAATACCAACTCCTTCAACATCTTCAAGACGATCAAGAAACTCTTCAAGACCTCCTTGGTCCCTTGAAACTAGGTCTGTCTGGTCTATATCGCCATTAATCACAGCTTTAGAATCCCAACCAATTCTAGTTATAAACATCTTCAACTGTTCAAACGTAGCATTTTGGGCTTCGTCTAATATTATAAAGGAATTGTGAAAGTTACGCCCTCTCATATATTCCAAAGGCACTACTTCAATTTTGCCCTCTTCTCTATACGCCTGAACTCTGTTGCTATTTAACCTGTATTGCATCTCTTCTAATACAGGAACAAGATAAGGATGTATTTTCTCCTCAAAAGTTCCGGGTAAAAAGCCCAGTCCTCTACCTGACTCAATGACAGGTCTAGTAACAACTATCTTCTCAACTCTTTTATCTAATAAATAGTCACAGGCTAGTCCAACTGCTACTGCTGTTTTTCCAGTTCCTGCTGGGCCTGTGCAAAATGTGACATCGTTTTGATTTATAATGTCAATGTATTCTGTTTGATTTTCCGTTTTAGGCTTTAAAGCCTTCCGTCTAGTAGTATATCCTGACTCATTGTTCTTTTTTCTAGCCATACTACTTACCTGTAGAACCAAACCCTCCATCGCCCCTGCTTGTAGAGTCTAGTTCATGAACTACATGTTGTATAAAGGTTGGGGCTTCTTGTATTAACATTTGTGCGATTCTGTCGCCTCTTTCTATATGATACGGCTCTTTTGTTGTATTGTGCAGACAAACTTTTACTTCACCTCTGTATCCAGAGTCTACAACACCTGCGTGTCTATGGATTCCTTTGACTCCCATTGAAGATCTGTCCCAAATTAGAGCAACGTGATCTTTAGGGATAGCCATAGAAATACCAGTAGAAACAAGGACGGTAGCTCCAGCGGGTATAGACACTGTTTCAAAAGCGTATAAGTCCCAGCCAGCATCACTCATATGCCCTTTTGTTGGAGGTTTAGCAGAGTCGTGTAGCAGTTTAACTTCAAAATATTTGTAACCGTAAGTCACTTTTCTTCCTTCTTTTCATATTCCCAAATCAAATTGGAAAGAGTGCTTCTGGTAATTTTGTTACCAGCTTCTGTTTCTTTGTTCAACTGCTCAGCTAACCATCTAAGCATATTGTTGTCTATTGTGATACTTCTAAGCATTAGAAATCGTCTTCAATGTTTCCAACTGCATATTCAGTAACGCGAGTTTCAAAGAAGTTCTTACATTTCTCTAAGTCGATAATTTCACTTAACCAAGGAAATGGGTTTTTAGTATCTTCATAAGGACTTGGTAAATTCAAATCTTCTAGCCTTCGATTTGCTATGTATTGTACATAGTCAATAAACATATCAGAATTCAAACCTAAGATACCGTTTGGAAGAACGTCTCTTGCGTAAGCAAGTTCAAGTTCCATAGCTTTATCTATGTGTTCTAAGGTTTCCTTTTCAAAAGCTTTAGTCCAAACCTTTGGATTATCTTCTCTAATTCTATTGATAAGAGTTGTTCCAAATTTAATATGCAAACTTTCATCACGAAGAGTGTACTGAATTTGTTCTCCAATTCCCGGTAGTTTATTTTGTCTATTAAAAGATAGAAGCATTGCAAAACCGGAGAAGAAAAATATTCCTTCGCAGATAACATAGTAGGTAATAATGTTTCTTAGAAACTCTCTCTTGCCTTCTAAAGTGTTGATGTTAAAGTCCGGCCTATTAATATCGGTACAGATATTCATCAGGAACTCGTCTTTAGACTTGATGCTAGGTATTGAGTTGTATGCTTGGTAGACTTCATCAATTTTTAGACCGAGAGAATCGCAGCAGTAGACAACCGTTAAGTTATGTAGGCTTTCTTCGTAAGCCTGTCTAAGTATATATTGGCGACACTCAGGATCGGTTACATACTTGAAGATACTTAAAAGAAGATTGTTGGCTACTAAAGACTCTGAACCAGCAAAGAATCCTAAAGATCTTTTTACCACGAGCTTCTCATCATTAGTCAACAAATCAGAACGCCACTGTTCAATGTCTTTAGCCATAGAAATTTCTGTTGGCATCCAGTTATTAGCTGCGCCATCAATAAACAAATCCCAAGCCCATTTGTTTGTATGGGGAAGAATTTGGTTTACTACAGCGACTTTATCAGAAATGATTTCTTTAGTCTTTTTCATTATTGGCAACTTTCACAATCTGGGTCGTCTATAGAGCAAGCTTTGATTTTACTTAAATCTTCTTCAGGCACTTCCTGTTCTTTAACAGTTTGAACAGTAGACTTCTCAAGTCTCGTAGCCGCTTTGCTTCTCAAGTAATATGTTGTTTTTAAACCTTGCTCCCAAGCGTGCATATACATGTCGTTGAGATATTTTAGGCTTGTGCCTTTATTATATAGATTGAGAGATTCTCCCATATCAATCCATTTTTGTCTTTCAGCCGCAGCATCTATCAATATATTTGCTTCAATGTCAAAAGCGGTTTTAAATTCTCGCTGTATTTCCTCGTCTAAATTAATAGACATGACATCTCCATCAGCGGCTTTCAACGCTTCGATGAGGTCTTTTCCCCATATGCCATTTTTCTTAGCGACTTCTACAAAATGCTCATTAATCATTGTGAATTCTCCACTCAATGTTGAGTAGACAAAAAGCACCGAATAGTCAGGCTCAATAGACTGTGAGCATCCTTGTATATAAGAAATTGTTGCAGTAGGAGCAATAGCCATAACATTTGAATTTCTCATTCCATGTACAGCTATATGGCTTCTGACTTTGCCCCAATCCATTTTTTCAAAATCGGAGGACTTGTAATGATTGTCTCCACCACTCTTTGTGTATTCTGGGTGTCTCTCGTTCATCAAACGACAATAAGTGTCGATGGGCAAATTGCCATAACTCCATTCTGAACCCTCATAAGATTCGTAATGACCTCTTTCCTTCGCTAGTTTAGAAGAGGTCAGGATGGCATGGTAAGAGATAAATTCTTGTATCTTGCCACAGAGAAGCACAGCATCTTGAGAATTGTAAACGACTCCTAACTTGTGAAGCAAGCCATGAGTACCCATAATACCTAGACCAACAGGGCGGTTTCTTAGATTAGACTTGGCGGCTTCTTTAGTTGGGTAAAAGTTAATATCAATGACATTATCCAAACCTCTGATGGCCACCTCTACTGTTTTTTGTAGCTTCTTCCAGTCAATAGTGCGAACCTTAACATGATTCTCAAGATTGATAGAGGCAAGGTTACAAACGGCGGTCTCTCCTACTTCAACAACCTCACCATCTTCATATGTCGTTGGTTTAGTATGAAGAAGTATCTCTGTACATAAATTAGAGGAATGAACTACACCTTCATGTTTATTGCTGTAACGAATATTAGAAGGATCTTTAAAAGTAATCCATGGATGCCCTGTTTCATACAAGGACTTGAGCATCTTCTTCCATAAATCTTTAGCGTTTATAACACGGAAGTTTTTAATATCTCCCTCTTTTGCCATCTTCTTGTATTTGTTATAAACTCTTGTAAACTTTTTGCCGTATGTTTCATGTAGATCAGGACATTCAGACGGGTCAAATAGATACCAATCTCTGCCTTTTTGAGCTGCAAGCATAAATTCATCGCAAATCCATAAGGCGGTATTCATGTCATGACAACGGCGACGATCATCGCCTGTATTTTTTCTTAGGTCTAAAAAGTCTTCAACGTCAAGATGCCACACCTCTAAGTAAGCGCAGCCAGCACCTTTACGTTTACCGCCTTGGTTAACGCCGACAAGCGTGTCATTAAATATTTTCAACCAAGGGATCAATCCAGAAGACTGACCATTTGTACCTTTAATATAAGAACCAGTAGAACGAACGGAACTCCAGTCCACACCAAGACCTCCAGCATACTTTGATAGTCTGGCTTGGCCATGAATAGTACCAAAAATTCCATCAATAGAATCGTCTACTGTGCTTAGGTAACAAGATGATAATTGAGAGTGACAAGTTCCACTATTGAAAAGAGTTGGTGTAGACGGTGAGTATCTAAACTCAGACATCATATTGTAAATTTCAATAGCTCTCTCTTCTTTATTTTCTTCATTTAGACAAAGACCCATCGCAACACGCATGTAAAATGCTTGAGGCGTTTCCATACGTCTGCCTTCTTTATGTATGAAGTATCTATCGTATAGAGTTTGAATTCCTAAATACTTAAAATTTTTGTCTCTTTCTATAACTAGATTTTCGCTAAGTAGTTCTAAGTCATAATCAAGAATATCTTCACTGAGCCTGTCTTCTTTTACAAGAGTCTTGATATTTTTTATGAAACAAGATTTGTATTCATCTGCAAAGTCTCCATTGACGCTTTTGCCAAAGACTTCTTTATACAGGCTTGCAAGAAGCAAGTTGGTAGCAACGTAGTTATAGTTTGGCTCTTGCTCTATTTTTGAGCGAGCTGACATTATCAAAGCCGTGTCTATTTCAGACGTAGTTATTTTATTATAAAGCTGAAGGCTTGCATCAAGAACCACTTCACTAGCATTTACATCATCTAAGTTTTCGCAAGCTCTTTCTACGCATTTGTTTATCTTATCTAGGTTTACTTCTTCCAGTCTTCCGTTACGCTTCTTAACCTTGATATTTGATGTCATTAGATGTCCACACGCTTATGTTTTACAGAATATAAAAAGAGCGACACATGTTTTACCAAGAAATTGATTAGGGGTTGAAATGTAAAGTTTTAACTACTAACTTGGTGCAACAGTGGCATGTTGAGTTGGTGTCGCTCTAGCTCTCTTTATGAAGCTCTTTTTAACCCAACAAGATATTATACACGGAATGAAAACAGTGCCGTTTTTATTTTCAGAAAATTCCCTAAGTTTGTTTAAGTAAGACCTACTTTGGGTGAACCGAGCCAGTGGATTTTGCGGCTCTAGTCCTACGTTCTGTTTTCAGGCGTTTCTTGTCTTTTTTACTTTTTCTTCTTATCGTCTTGCCCATTTTTGTACTCAGGATGAACCCAAAAAATTTCATCACGATGGGCGTAAGCAATCATCTTACGATAACCATCTTTCGTTGGCAACAGCCAACCCCAAAAAAGCTTTCCATTTTTTACTTTTTCTGCCCCATTTTTTAGAGCGAGGTCTTTGTTAAACTTCATCTAGTATCTCCAGTCCATGAATAGCATGTTTCATATCTTGTTCTAGTTTAATTTCTTTTAGGAACTCGTTAGTATCTAAGTCATAAACCAATATTCTTGCAGGAGAAGATCCTATCAGTAAGATGTTGTCTTTTCTTGCTAAGCCTCTGTTCCAATTATTTTTTGCAATAGAATCTATGTGATATGTGACATGGCTTGAGCTTGGTATTTTTTGTATTGAAAAAT